ACCAGGCCGAAAGACTACATTCTTAAAGTTATCTACAGTAATCTTCTCCTTTGTACCTGGATGAACAGATGGATGCCCCTTGAAAGTCTTTGGCTCAAAAGTACCAAATCCTCTAATAGACACCTTATCACCGTCTACAAGCCGCTCTGCGATCTCTGCAAAAATATCATCAATCGCATTTTTAATTGCATATTTCTTGTACGACTTTTTCTCCGCAAGCGCGTTAATCAAATCAGTTTTGTTAATGTTCAAGCTGCGATATCGCTCCTTTGAGGACGATATATACTGGTATCAAAATCGATATCGTAATAAGCCTTAATCCCTGTATATGTACAGACGCATACTAACTGTTGTTGCGATCCGTAGATCCTTTTCCCAACGCAATAGTCATCCATACCAAGAAAACTGCCAGCCATTACGGTCTTTACGCCCTGGACATTATCAATCTTGTTGTGATGAAGATGCCCAGACAAAATAGCATAAACTGGTCTCTGCGCCATGGTTTGTAGCGACTGCACCTTACTTGCAGAGCCATCATAATCGCCATGTACGCCGAGATAATCTTTTCCTCGAATATTTACCAGATACATCGTATCGTCAATTTTCTCATAATTATCAAAGGCAATGTTCTTGAAATTCTGCAACCTTGCCTTTAGATACCACTCTACCAAGTCATCGAGCCTCTCATGCGGAGACGCAAGATCTTTCTCTTCCAGCCTTGAGTGATTCCCAGCAACAGAAGAGAAATAGATATTTTTGAAGTGTGGGCTTAATTCAGATAAAAATTCGGAAATCAACTCTGAGACTCCCACAATTTGCTCAATTACATTCTCTCTGTTTGAAACAGCAATAGACTTGTGAATATTACCGCTTATTAGATCGCCATTAGCCCACACATAGCAATTCTCAACGCCGTGTAGGTCTGCAATATCTATAATCTCTTTAAGATAGTCTTGCAGCATCATTCTACACACATCGGAATTGTAATAATTCCAATAGTTATCTACATACGCCCCAAAGTGAAGGTCGTTTAAGCTAACAAGCAAGTCCTGCTCCGTAGGCTGAACTTGATTTGGAGTGTATGTAAGCGGTGGCAAAACGCCGTTTTCAATTGCTCGTTCAAGAATTTCCTGGTTCTCATCATGTCGTGCCATATTCCGCACTACCTTGTTGAGTGCTGTTCTTTGATCGAAAAATCTTTGGCGTTCTTTTTGGAACTCAAGCATCTTCTGATCCAGCTCTCCAAGATATGACTCTTCGCCGGAATCCCTTGCGTACTTCTCCTTAAAATACTTCATAACACGATAGCCACAGTAAGGAGTAACATTCGCTGCTTTTCTCAGGCTATCGTAATGGATATCAAGGCCAAGTAGATCAACAATATCTGACCACTCCAAATCAGGAGGGTTTTGCTCGATCTTTGTCTCAATTAGTCTTAGACCATATTCATATGGATCTTCATTCTCCAGCTGGTTATACTTTGGATTCAAACATCATCCCTCCCATCAGGTGGTAAAGGGACTTTTCTCTCTATGGTAAGAGTAATTCCGACCACACCATCCCACCTTTTCAATAAACTCATCAGGTCGTAGCACCGGGTTTCACTATCGGTAAACTCGGTGATAGTAAGATCCTTCATGTCTATTACAGCGTTTTCAAAACGCTCTCTTCGCTCAAAGTCAGCCATGTTTAACCTTGGCGCTCCAAACGCTTTCTGCGAATGGCTCTCTCTTTATCGATCCTTGCTACAATTTCCGCAGCGGCATAATTTGTACTTGCAATCGCCCTCATCATACCTTCGTGCTCTGTCGCATAGTAGTGGTGCCGCTTTGAATCCTGAACCATCGTCCGTGTTACCTTGTACTCTGGGTAAAGCTCCCGGAGCAACTTTGCCTCTTCCTTCGTTACTGGAATCATAAAGTATATCAATCCTTTTCATAAAAATGTCCCAGGCCGTGAGTGATCCCACGGCCATATGGACAGGAGACACCGAATAACTTAATAAATACGGTTTTCTTCCCTTAAAGGCATTTATCTCATTTGGCAAAGATAACAGCGTTGATGAACGGCTATAACAAGAACAAAATTCATTATTTTTGTACTATCCGTTAGCCGTAATAGGCGTTGAACAACGGGCTATTATAAAAGTCGATTTCAAAATAAAAACCGTCTTAATTCTTATGTGATTGGTAATATCTCGCGTTTCTCTCTGCTCTCTTTTTCTTCTCCCATATATCTTGACACGCTGCGCATCTCTTCTTGTTTTTTACTACACCGTCAACATCAAATTCTTTTCCGCAATCAATACAGCGGATAGTCTTTTTTGAAATCGGCTGGTAAACAGAACATTTACTGCAAAGTTTCTGATTCCAATTTTCAGGTACAAATCGCTCTCCGCATTTCCTGCACTGGATAGAACCAGTCGGCAAATTTTTCTGCAAGTTAGATAGAACGATGTCCCCAAAGCACATCCAAAAGATGTTCTTCCTTTTACTCTGTCTCATATGGAACAAATATTTTACAAGGATATCGCAGCACTCTACACGGTCAGTTTTGAGTTCGTTAAATCTTTCTAAAATAGAGTCCCTAATATATGAATAGTTCACGCTATCATCGTAAAAGTTGATTGAATAACGATATTGCTTCTCCACCTCGTTATAGAGGTCAATCACTTCCTGCTTGATAACCACATTCTTTTTTGGTTTGCTCAACATATTCTGATAATGAAACACACCGATGTTTTTAGCAGCAAAGGACATTCTCTTATTTGGTACAATCTTATCGAGTCTATTTACAACGCTCCCGTTTTTCTTTTGTACCTGATGTGCTGTCTTTCCTTTTGCATATATAAAGAAATGTGGTGCTTTCATGCCGGTTATCTGTGAAAGCTTTGCATTGATATGATCTGGCCTCGTTGGTTTATAGAGTGTCTTTGCGTAGTCAATGCAGAAATTATTCTCCATGCAGAGTATCTTGATCGCATCAATATCGACATCATCACTGTTCCAGATCTTCGTGATATCGTTACTGATCACTCCAATATTGCCACCAGTCCAGGCCGCTCTTAATCCGTGGAAAATCTCTTCCGGCGTTACAATGACCGCGCCGGCTTTTGCCATTTCATAGTACAGCGGGACAATATCTTTCATATTTCGCTCTGCGATGTCAATAATAAGCGGATCTGCGCACACAAGGCTCTTATCCCCATCACAATCGAACTGCAAAATCTTTGAAATAAGATCGTGGCAGCTCGTATAAATTGCGTTAGGAGTAAACCACTTTTTTGTTTCAGCATTCACCACATTATTTCTCACAGCATGTTCGCGGTATAAATGCGGGGAGCGCAAGCAATCGAGCTTCCCATACGCACGATACAAAAAGCTTGACACCTCACCATCCTTTAACAAACCGCATGGGTCTTTATCGCCCAAAAAGAGCCATTGACAAAAGGCATATAAATCTGGAATCAAGAACATGTATTTGGCGGATAAGTCAAGCTTGGCCGACTTTCCCTCTTTTACAAGGTTCTTTTTTATTTGCCGCAGCATTTCTTTGGTATATGGATCTGAAAGCAGTTCAGGATAAATAGAAAGACATTCCTGAAAAGCATTTTTATTCTTATACTGTGATGACGCTCCAAATACTTCAAGCATGGTCTCCCGATCAGACGCAACCTTTTGAATTTTCTCTACGGATCGATTTGCAAGCCGCTCAATTTCATCCTCTGAAATATCAGTGAGCGTCTGTAGCATCTGATAATTCAGTTTAGCGTCTGGTAAAAAAGATTCCTCTTCATTGCACTTCCCAGCAGTACAACCATACTTTTGGTACATAGCAATGTACTCTTCCCAGCTGGAATAGTATTTGTACATCTTGAACTGGCTCTTGGTGAAAATAACTTGGATATCTTCCTTCAGCACGTCATGCTCTACACCATATATGTCCTTCACAATCCCATGCTGTACACTCGGATCTCGTTTGTCAGCTTCTCGGATAAATCGGTCAAAAGGAAATACTGCCAATAACCCCTTCACCCAAGGCAGACGAACCATTGTGTTTTTGGCGTTGCACGACGGAAGAACCATCCCGCAGCCATCAGTATGAGTGATTGGGATATCCATTACCTTTCTTTCCGTGGTATATGTCCTATGGTCAATAAAATCAACCGTACCACGAACCATCGTCTCCATGTCATCAACAACAATTGACTTAGTAATGTCAAACTCTTCCCACGGATCTGTTGCGCTGTTACAGAGCGCAAGATAGGCGAGGTATTTATTGATATTGATTCCGCCGCACTCGTTAATGGAATCGACTGTTAATCCACACATGAGCGTTTTCTGGTTTTCTTTCCACACTCGCTCCTTAATGAATACGGTCTTTTTTGTTCTGATCTGGCCGGCGGACGCAGTAAAACAAACATACCTCTCTCCGTTATAGACATACCCATTCAGAATCAGATCTTCTATAACATCGAAATAATAAGTACGAATCACCATAAAGTCATCATACAGATTACCAGTCTTCATTCCAAGTGTCCGCGTCAACATAGACTCAAATACCGAAATCACATTTTTATCAACGACATACTCGCTACGCAACTCTCTGGGTGCTCTGTGTGTTTGCAGCAGCTTGAGCAATTCACCCTTCAAGAGCTTAATACTACTGTTGTGATTTTTGATTTCCTTATTGATTTGGCGAATCCTATCTTTGTCACCAATATCAATAGGATCGTCTTTTTTTACTCTATATAGTTTACGGTACTTAGCCTGTGCTTTTTCGAGAGATAGGCTATTATAGTGATACTCCGATAAGATATCCTTTTCTGCTTTCAGCCTATTCTTCGATAGGCAATGGTCGTTAATCGAAGTTTCAAGCTGTTTCTCTTCGTCTGTATAAAAAGCGCTTGTATCAAAGCTATAAATATGAATTTGCTTATCGAGGCTTATACCTATCTCCCCCTGTTCATCAAACCTTAATTAAGTCTCCGCTCCAAAATAGCCATCCAGCAGGATCTTCCTTTAGTGCAAAAAGATTGCCGTACTTCCCTACGCCGTTATCCATAACGGCTGTAAACACATCGTCCTGATGGGACTCAACAAATTCCTTGTACAAGCCAGATAGCCGATCATAGTCAGGATGGTTCTTGATAGACGATATATTTATCCTGACCTTATCTCCGTCCTTTATCAGTTCGGTTGATTTCTTGACTTTTTGTAAGCCGACAAACACATCAACCATGTGTCCATCTATGCCACGGCTTTCAGCCTTTCTTTTCATCGCTCTTTTCTGCTCTCTGTTCATCACATCACCGCATTCTCACTCTTTACTGCAAGATACTCACTGAGAAGAGAAAGGATTTCTTCAAGGAACTCTCTCCAATACGCCTCGATCTGGATAGATGACTTATGTGACTCATAGTAGGAGACAGCGTTTCCTCCCATGACATATGACATGGCCTGCCAGTCACATACCATTTCGAGATATGCACAAATTTTATTGTCCACGCTGTACGAAGAAATAAAGTCCCCGTCCTCATCTACCCAATATTGCCAGTGATGATCGTTTCGTCTGTAATGGGTTCTCCAAGCTCTATCAAAAGCAGCTGGATCAACGTCCTCACCATCCACAGGATAAAAATGCTGGCGATACGGGACAAATTCTTCCTCTGAAAATTTACTGTCATCATGGTTCTTGATGCGCCAGCTCATCTCATCGAGAATAGCCGGCCTCTGGAGCAGTGAAATCCCGATGGTAGCATTTCGGATCTCATCCCATGCCTTTTGAATGTTCTTTTTATGCTCAGAGATATAATCCATATATTCGCTTGTCTTTTGCAAAAGGTCTGTCTTACTCACCATTGATCTAATCACTTCCTAAACATTTCTCTTATCTTACGGACACAGCAAAATAGCTTTACTGAGGCCAAATTGATTTCATCAATCGTTGTTGTATGCCCAAATGAGATACGTACCGTGGATCTTGCCTTATCATCCGTAAACCCACATGCAGTAAGTACATGGCTTGGAGATTTTGAACCAGACGAACACGCCGATGCAGCCGATATACAAAGCCTGTCTGCATCGCACATCCGCAGAAGAAGTTCCGATTCAACGCCAGGAAAATATAGGCTTAAAATATTCCCAACCCTATTTTGATTTTCAAAATTCACTTGGAAATCGCATCCGTAGGTGTGCAAATGCTTGATAAACATTTTCGACATCAACTCGTATTGCGCTATCTCTTCTCTCATACAGCCCATCAATGTGTGTGCGGCAGCTCCAAGCCCAACTATCCCCGCGACATTCTCTGTCCCAGGCCGAAGTCCAAGCTCCTGTCCTCCGCCATATGAGATAGGAGAAATCATATCTCTTACTCTCTTTGATATGTACAAAGCTCCTATCCCATCTGGAGCGCCAAATTTGTGGCCGCTTAACGATAGCAGATCAATACCGACCTCTGAAACATTGATTTCCATATGACCAATTGCCTGAACTGCGTCCGTATGGAAAATGGCACCATACTTTCTGCAAAGATCCGCAATCTCATTGATTGGCTGCTTAACGCCAGTTTCATTATTAACTGCCATAATACTGACCAGGCCAACATCAAACCTATTAAGGCGATCCTCAATCCAGCCAAGATCCACAACTCCATTTGAGCAAACCGGCGCTTTTTGAATGGGCAAATCTATATGGGGAATCTGATTCAAAATCGCATGGTGCTCCATTTCACTGGTAAGGATTACTCTTTTCCCAGACTGGATAAGGGACGGAGACATCCCAGACAGAGCCATGTTATCGGACTCCGTTCCTCCAGAAGTAAATATAATGTCATTTGCGTGTTCTGCTCCGATCAATTCAGAGATATTAGCTCTCGCCTGATTGATTGCAGCTCTGGCTTGCTTGCCAGCACTATGTAATGAGCTTGCATTCCCCGTATTACAGCTAAGCCATGGCAACATACATTCCAATACTTCTTTTCTCACTGGTGTTGTTGCCGCATGATCAAGATAAATCATATCCATTTTAACTACCAATTGACTCTAAATTATATTACTTTCATACTGCCCAATGTGGATATGGCCTATGTTCTTTTTCAAATTCAGGACAAATTTCATGCAGATGCTTACCACAGTAAATAACTGACTCACCTGAATATGATGTCCACATATTCGTACAATCGTAGCTTTTCTTTTTTATGACAGCCTCCATCTTATGCTCACATCCGTTGCACCACGGGCCAATGCTACAATCTCCAACCTTAGCGCTAATTTCATTTGCAAGTCTTTTTACTTCTTTACATGCAAAATCATATTCACCTTTCAAGCTTGAAAGGCGCTGACTCTGTTCCTCAATTATGCCTTTCAATCTATCGCACTCTTGTATCAAGGAGATATGTTCATCTTTAAGTTTTGAGTATTTTCCGAAATATAATATAGTTATCACCTACTGTTTTTAATTGTTCGCCAATACAATCATGTAATCAAGCCTGTTGCTCTTCAATAAGCCGTTGATACTCTTCTAAATTTTCTTTCAGAATGTCAGCATAGTATTCCTCATCTAAGCTGTCATCCATCGGCGTATACTCGTCGCAAATTTCTGCGCCACAACAATTCTCGTACCAATAGCAGTTGACGCACATTTTTTTATTATTGCTCATCTTTTCTGCTCCTTTCCAGACCTACATGCGCATCATCTCCTATCATACTCAATCGTTTTTGCCTACCTCTTTCAAGACGCGCTTTAGAAGCTTCTATTTGTTCATCTGTCAAAACTACTTTCTTTTTTGGTTTAATCTTCATCCATGAAGCTGGGATATGCACTATCAAACTTCCGTCATCGTTTACATGCCTGATATCTACCTCGTCGGGGTGCGACTCTTTAAGCTTATACACATAGTTGATCCATTTCCTCTCGCTTGTAAAAAGTGTCGCATAGTCCTCGCCAGAAACATGGTCAATGGATGTTTCTCTGATATCATTCATCTTCAGACTCGATCTCCTGGGATAAAAAAGATAGTACCTTATCCAAACATTGTTCCCGTGCTGTTTTATGGAATCCGTTTACGGCGGTACATTCCTCGCCCCTACATACAATATCGCATGGAGATAATATTGCACGATCACAAACAAACTGAGCCATATTTTCCATGGACGAAGAAAGATATTCAAATAGCGTCATGTAGCCACCTCGCTATTTGATACTCGCTCAAAATCGATAACCCATACCATTGGGTTTCTGCTCCACGAGTATTTCTCTTTTTTACGGGGACTTAATGACTCATTCCACATTGCAGCAAACTCGTTTTGCGGATCTAAAGTGCCTGGCAACCAAACGCCCTCTTTTTCAATGTCTTCAGATGAAATGTCCTGCAATTTTTCTTTTCTTGCACTCACTATCCGCAAAAACAGCCTAACTGCGTCATCTGGCATTCTGGTTGACTGAACCCATAGAATATTAGAATAGTTGTTGTCGTAATCGGCTTTATAAATATACTTTCCGTCTTTTACAGCCCATGTCTCTTTTACGGCAATAACATCTCCAGTCTCATATTGATCTGCCGGATTTTCATCTTGACTGTTTACTTGCCTCACAAGAACTCTAATTTGAGTCTTATCTCCGCTTAAAATCATGCGAACAATGTCGCATTTCAATTTCAAATACTTTAGATCGATATCAAAACACCCCCTACCATCTATTCTTTTTTAACAAGCGTAAGCTCATGTCAAACATGTGTCCACAAAGCTCCGCTTACAATCTTTGAAATCAAATTTGGAGAAACGCCAAACATTTCCGCAATCTCTTTTCGATTGCATTTATGCCCTTTGGCTTTTGGGATATATGCCTCACGAATATACCGTACATCGTCTTCTGTCAGCTTCGCCATCCCATTGCTGCTCCCTGAATAAGCTCCAAGATGTGAAAGATACCCGATCCGATATGGCACATCGTAATCGATCAGCTCCATATCTACAGCGTGAAAATAGTTCTCTTTTCTGGTACACCATTCGAGATTCCACACATCATTATGCTGCTTGCAACCATCCATGTGGTTCACGATCTCATATCCACATTCATTTGGGAGAAAAGTTTCTGCTACGCACCGATGCACATGTACATTAAGCCGCCTGCCATTGACAGAAACACATGCTTGTAGATAGCCGCCGTCACCGTATCCGAAAGAGTATACATGCTTTGTCTTTGCGTTCCTAAGCCTGCCAAACGTAGACACCTCAAAACGCCAGCTATAATCTACTCCCTGGTATATAGCACCAAACCATTCTTCAATAGCGCCATGAGGAATCATTCTGTCCTCCCAATGTATCCGCACTGAAAAATCCTAATCTGTTCTTTCTTTTTCAGTTCTTCGTCCATAGGAATCCTTTTGGTGCATTCCGATCCAGGTTTGCAACCTCTGAGATGACCTGTCAAAAGGCTATAGTTACAAGCCTGGCAGATCCCAATCCACCTCCAGTAGTGACAGCCGTTGCACGGATGATTTTTATCCGGCTTTTCAATGTTGAGCATTTCTCTTACCTCCAAATTTGATTAACTAATTCCTTTTGATAATTTTGTCAGCGACGTATTCATAATGCCGTCGCCAAATAGCGTCTAACAGCTGCATCCGTCTTTCATCGGTATCTGCCTGCCTCAACTCTGATATGAACGAGCTGAGCGCTTCATCCGTTTTATCTACGATCTTATATGCCTTACTAATTTCTATCGCTAAGGCATCACCAAACTCCACACGAAGCGCATGAGGCATAAACGCCTCTTGCGTGGCTTGCTTAATCTGGTTGCCCATTCATCACATCACCATCCTTTGGTGTGAACCCATTACAGTTTAACAGCCATGCTGGATCAAAATTCACAGGCCACATAAACCACCCGTTTTCAAATCCGTATCGATCAGCTTTGATCCCAAGCTTAATCATCTGAATCAAATTGTCTTGATCAAACATCGCAAACAGGTTCGTATCGTTTCCGGGGTATCGGCAACAGCTATGTGCATCGCCTGGTACATTTCCACGATATTTGCATTTATAGCAATTCGGCCTATTCAATCAACCACCTCCACACCGCAGAGCGTCCAAAGCCATGCCATATGCTTTCTGAAAATCACTGCCGTCTCCGTTTTTCTCAACCCATTCAATGGGCATCAAAAATGCTACCTGCATCAAGTGAGACAACAATAATCTTTCTGCCTGTTCGTTGGTCATGCCGTCACGACTGTACAGATCGATCCGTCTGCCGCATACTGGACAAAACTTGAACTGCTCTTCTTTCGGATATCGCCCAAACCCTCCAGCAAAACAGATAGACGCACCGTACTTATCAACTTTTGCAGTGGCAGTTCCAAAGTCAAATTTCTTGCAAAACTCACACATATAGATTAACTAATTCCTTTCTTATATACTAACCTCATTTAGCCAATTTGTCAAGAGGTTTCGCATTCTTTTGCTTGGGATATAGATATTTATTTCGTGTCCGTCACGAATTGCGGATCGCCAAATCCACTGAATCATTTCGCTGAGCGCATACTTATCTTCGTCAACAACGCACCCATGTTCCTCAAAGTATCGCTTTAAGAACGGATTGAAGAAGATATTCACGCAATAGGCCAAGTTTTTCTTTCCACGATATTCATTTGTAGCCCGACAACTGCACGAAACAAAACAATTCTTAAACCCATTCGGAGTAAGCCTATCCTTCTGCGCCTTAAAGGAAGTCCACATGCTATTCCCACTCTTTCCAGAGTAATAATGCCGCAAGACATTGTATAGGCCATCACGCATTTTGGCGCACGAAACAGGATTTCTAAAATGTCTCTCAGACCATGAAGACGATAGGGCGAATTTATCATCTCCAACACTGTTCAGCTTCTTGTTATCGAAAATATGCACCTTTTCCTTTAGGCCGGCGATCTTAGTAAACTGATTTCCCGTTTCTGAAAAGTAGAAACTGCCCCCGCGCTGCTCCACACCAATGTACCGATAAGAAAATCCATTGATGTCGAAGTAATACTTCTGAAGCTGCGCCTCAAACAAGTATGTTAGGACGATCACTTCATCAAAAGCCTGGAACACCTCCGGCGGGAACATCCAAAACAGAAAGGTGTCGTTATAGTACAGCAAAGTGCCGGCCTTAGCTCTCAGCATAAGATCTTGGAAAGTTGTTCCGACATAGTTATCATTGAGCCACTTAACCCGGCAGGTTTCCTTGTCGATTTCAATGTATCCATTCGCAAGGAGATCCATCACATCGCCTTTCGAGACGTTGATCTCCTTAACGATTTCAAACACCTCGTCCATGATAAGCGTATAATGCCCTTCTCTGATCAGCCGAATGGTTTCATCCGTATAGCTGGCAAAGAGAGCATGTGTGCTGGAGATGTTGAATCCTCTCTCCAATAGGAAGTGGAGGTTGAGCAGCTTACTCCTTGGCTTATCCTTTGGCGATTTGAAATTTTTAATGGGGCAGTTATCAATGATTCTGTCGCACTCTTTGAGATACGGCGTAATGAAGATGAATTTCCCAGGAGAGTCATTCATGTAGTTGATAGCAGCGCTGGTCTTCCCCGCCCCCATGATTGCGTCGCAGATTTTGATGTCCAATGGTATCTCGCTCCTTTGATTTTAGACCTTACAAGCAGGTAATTATGTAAACTCTGCTGAAAACCATTCAGCAAAACGCCCTGAAAAAACAGCAGAAAAGGCCGTTGGTGAAGGGATTTTGAAAAGTGGCTCCCTTTTAGAGGGGTGGGGGATACATGTATTCTTTCCTCTGTCTCAAAATAACCTTGTCTCACCCTAATGTCTTGAGCAAACCATGGTCTTCAAATCCTTTGTCTGAAACAACATGAATACACATGTTCCGATACAAAGCCTTGTCTTCCTCATCCGTAATACCAAGATATCTGAGGGTGACTTCCGGCGAACTATGCCCAAACGCCCGCTGGAGCATAGAGATATCCAAGTTCGCCTTATCGGAGTTGTACTTGTACTGGTGCCATCCCCATGTCTTACGGCAGGTGTGGGTTCCAACATTCTGTTTCACTCCACAAGCACACGCTGCCTCCTTCAGAACCTTACGGAAAGTGCCTACCTGGATAGATCCACCTTCTCTGCTGGGAAAGAGGTATCCATCACAATGTAAATAGTTCCCCCTTTCTGGGAAACACCACTCCAGAGCATCCTTACAAGCTTCGTTAAGGAATACGGTTCTAAATTTCTTTGTCTTACTCTGAAGAATCTCAATCCCATCTGAGGTATCTTCCAGATCGTCGTTCATCCTTACAGATCCATCAGGCCAGAAAACCTGGTTCATCTTTAAGGACAGAAGCTCATTGGCTCTGAGTCCGAGGTTGATACCAAGCGCAAAAGCCAGAACATACTTCCGATCCTTATGCTCCAGAAGCCAATTCGCCATAGCGATAATCTCTTCCTGCTTCTTGATCGGGTATACGGTTTGTCTCTCGTTCTTCTTGTAGTTATGAGGTTTCTGCTGCTTAAAGAATTGCTCCAAGCCAGGATGTAAGGCAACCGTAACAATCGTATTCTCGGCAAGCTGATCCATAGTACAACCTCCATTTAAGATAGATTAACTAATTTCTTTGCAAGAGAAATTACCGTTGGCCTACGGCTTAAAAGTAAGGTATCTCTACACTATGTATTATAGCAGAATGGGGTGTCTTTGTCAATGAAATCTGGTAAAAAAGTTGATTATTTTACTCCTTATAAGGATAGGATAAAGATTCCGTGCGATAATCAACGGCGATTTCCTTGCCAAATCCACCCGTTAAAATAAAAGCTGGGAAATCTGAGATCCAAAGAAAAGTACGATGGTCAACATGTAAAAACCGAGTGCGGAGTCGAAAAATCATAAAACCAAAGATTAACACGATGACCAAGGGTGTGATGTAAGGATTTTGGGTGGGTGAAAAGTTTAGAGGTGTGGAGAAGAGGGTACAAGGCGGATTTTTCGCCGTGGCGGTGGCGCTCAAAATGTAAAGTATCCCCCTTGCCTTGCCTCCCCTGGGATAGCGTGGGCGGCGTTGGTCAAGGGCAGTTCTGCATACTCCACAAAAGCGGAATTGATTCCCCTATTCTCTGGCGCTCTCCTGGGCTGTCCTCTGTCCGT